CGGCGGGTGCACTGGCGGTTGCTTTTGGTGACTTTTCTAGCTACTGGATTGCCGACCGTCAGGCGACAAGTGTCAAGCGACTGAGCGAACTGTTTAGCTTGAATGACCAAGTGGGCTTTGTCGGGACTAAACGCGTGGACGGCAAAGTTATTTTGGCCGAGGGCATTAAACTGCTACAGACCGGCGAATAATCGGGGGGTGAGGGCATGGCACGAAGGACGACAGCACAAGCCGCCGAAGCATATACGATTGATTGGGCGGACCTTTTACAGAAAGTAAAAGCAAACCTGATAATCGCATATGATGATGATGATACTCTTATAGACCAGATGATAAAATCTGCGGTGGAATATGCCGAACGGTTTCAGCATCGGGCGGCGGGGTACTACTCAACAAACGCCATGCCCGTAACCACAGAGCGCGCCGTAATAATGCTATCGTCTAGCATGTACGAATCACGCGATGGAAGCACCGGCGGGTACTTTGGAGACAGTGTGCCCGCTGGCGCGGCCGTCTGGAAAGCGGTTAATAATTTACTTCGGATGAGCCGGGAGGCGTGGATTTAATGTCTTTTGGCAAAATGCGCGAATTCATAGACATAATAGACATTCAGTATAGCACGGACAAGGACGGTTTCCAGGTACGCGAAGAAATCCCGGTGGCAAGTGTGCGGGCGTATGTGGAAAAGCGAAACGGCTCGGAAAAGTGGGCAAACCGGGCGGCATTTTCGCAAAGTGATTGGCTTTTTGTTTTTCGTGCCGTCCCCGGCATTGACGTGGCGGCAAGCTTGCGAGTCCGATACAAAGGAGAATTGTTTGACATAACGAGCGTGGAGGACGTGCGCGGTCGCGGTATGTACTGGGAGGTGCTGGCGACCATGATAGACGAAAGCGAGGGCGGCGGCTGATGGCGAGTTTGCTAGAAGACATACGCGCGGTAGCGCAAAGTGTGGGGGCGACATGCACCACGGCATACATAGCGGGGAAAGCACCTGCTACATACTGGCTTTTGACCCCTGTAATAGATGAGTACAGCGCGGGTGGAGATAATGCGCCGCTTGACGAGGTGCAAACAGTGCGGGTCACGCTATGCACAAAAGGGAACTATTACCAACTCAAGCGCGTGATGGAAGAGATGTTTTTGTCCGCTGGGATGACTATCACAGAGCGCAGATTTTTAGAACACGATGAATCTACTGGCTACTACACATATGCGATTGAGTTAGCGAAGAGCTACGATATTATGGAGGTATGAACATGGCAAAGACTTTCACTAGTAAAATCGGGTGCGAAGAGGGGAAGCTATTCCCGCTTACAGAGGGCACCACTAGCGATACATATGGGGAACCGATTGATTTGGCGGGGTTGACCTCGGCAAATCTCACTATCTCAGTTGCTGAAGCTAGCAAATTCGGTGATGATGTTGCACTTGACGTTTTGGCGCTTTTCACCAGTGGCACACTTGCGGAGCAGACAGCAGGCGAACCAGAAACAACGGTCGCCATTCTGAACGGCAAGACGGTGGACGCGGAAACGGGCGAGGTCACAGACAGCACAAACGACACACCGCCCGCCTTTGGGCATAGTTTCTTGGCGCGGACACGGCGAAAGAACCCGACCACTGGGGCGGCCGAAGAAGGATACACCGCTTATTTTTACTACAAAGTAAAATATGCCCCTATTGTAGATAGTATCACAGGGAAAGCCGACAACGTCACGTATAGCGTGAGTGATTTGAGTGCTACCGTGCTGGCAAATGGCGCGGGCGTGTGGCGCAAAACTGCGAGCTTTTACGGTGCGACAGCGCTGGCAGACGCGCGCGCTTGGGTGCTTGAGAAAGCCGGGTTGTCAGAATAGGAAAGGGNNCGGCTAGCTATGGGAAATGCTTATATAATCGTAGATGGTTCGCGGTATGACTTGCTACTAAGCAACCGGGCGACAAAGGAGATTTCAGAGAGATATGGCGGGTTAGAAAAGCTAGGAGAAAAGCTTATGCGCGCCGACAGTTTTGAAATGGCACTAGATGAAATCTGCTGGCTAGTCGCACTCTTGGCAAATCAGGCTATCAAGGCGCATAACCTGCGGACCCCTGACCAAAAGAAAACTATGCTTGACATAGAAGAGTTAGAGATACTTACCACGCCGGGCGAGCTTATGTCTTTCCAAGGTGCTATCGCCGAAGCACTTACCGATGGTATGCGCCGCGAAATAATGAGCGCGGATGATGGCAAAAAAAAAGCGGAAGACTGACGAGCACAAGGGAGATGTTCACCCGGCTTTACTATTATGGGACCGTGGTTTTGCGGATGTCGCATGATGAGTTTTGGGCAAGCCGGACAGGGTATTTTTTGGACCTTTTAGAGGTGCACAAGCAGTATAATGGTATATCTGAGCCTGAACGAGATGACACAGACGAAATAGAACGGCTTTTCCCGGGGGAAACACATGGCTAGCTTTGAATTCACATTGACGAGCGAGTTCGCGGACACTCTAGAGGGTCTAGAAAAAAAATTTGACGATGTCGCCGCCGAAGCCCTTGAGGAGTGTGGCAAAGCGGTGTATGGCGAGATGTTGCCACGTTTAACGGCGGCGGCNNGGACTAGTTGAATCGCTCGGCATATCTCCAATAAAGAAGCGCGATGACGGGACGATTGACATAAAAGTTGGGTTTGCTGAGGGGAACCGCGCAGGCGGGGAATCCAATGCAATGCTAGCCCAACTTTTAGAGTATGGAAGCGCCGCAAAGCACCGGGCACCGCGACCATACCGGGCGGCGGCATTGGCGGCGGCAAAGAAACCGGTACAAGAGATACTAAAGCAACATTTCGCCGGCATGGAAAAAAAGAGGTGAGCGCGTGACAGACGGAATTGGGATAAAGGTCGGAGTAGAGGGCGAAAAAGAGTTCAAAGCCGCATTAAGAGACATGCAAAGTGCTTATAAAGTGCTTGCCTCAGAAATGCAACTCGTAACGAGCGAATTCGACAAAAGCGATAAATCCATGGCGGCGGTTTCCGCGCGACAAGGAGTTCTCACAAAAGAAGTTGAGTTACAACGGGAAAAAGTAGGGCTATTACAGCAAGCCCTATTACACGCCACCGATGAATACGGTGAGAGCGACAAGCGAACACAAAACTGGCAAATTCAGCTAAACAAGGCGCAAGCGTCACTTAACGACATGACCCGGGAACTTGCCGCAGGGGAAAAGGAAATGGCGGCGTTTGCTGGAGCCACGGGCGAAGGTGGAGACGCACAAGATGAGTTACAAGCGGACACAAAGAGAAGCCACGCGACTCTTGGCGAGCTTGCTAGTCTGCTTAGTGGCACCGTAAAAAAATCGCTTGACGGCGTAAAAGATGGGGCGGCCGGTGTTGTTGGGTCTGCACAAGATATGGGGCGAAGCGTGTTGGACTTCGCAAAAGACACCGCCACGGGGGAAAATACCGTCAAATCGCTGGCAGACGCGCTCCGGGACAAGCTGGAATCAGGATTAGAGAGCACGAGTAAAGAAGCAGGCGAAGCGGCAGAAGACATGGAAGAGCTGGACAAATCGACAGAAGAAGCCGGGGACGAAGCGGAGGCCGCCGGGAATAAGTTTGACGGCTTGGGAGGCGTCCTAAAAGGCGTTGGCACCGCGATAGGTGCGGAGCTGGCGGCGGCTGGGGCGGCGGCGTTCGAGCTCGGAAAATCGGTAGTTGAAGCCTATGCCGAGTATGAGCAGTTGGTCGGCGGCGTAGACACATTATTCGAGAAGTCTTCAAAGACAGTACAGGGATATGCAGAAGTAGCATACAAGACCGCTGGCGTGTCTGCTAATCAGTACATGGAGACGGTGACAGGGTTTTCCGCGGCACTTTTGCAGTCGCTTGGTGGGGATACCGAAAAAGCGGCAACAGTCGCAGATATGGCTATAATAGACATGTCCGATAATGCGAACAAGATGGGGAGCGACATAGAGAGCATCAAAAATGCCTATCAGGGGTTCGCAAAACAACAATATACCATGCTAGATAATCTCAAGCTAGGATACGGCGGCACCAAAAGCGAAATGGAGAGATTGCTTGCGGACGCAGAGAAATTTTCTGGCATACACTACGACATTGAGTCATATGCAGACGTGGCAAGCGCGATACACGTCATACAAGAGGAAATGGGGATTGCGGGTACCACAACTAAAGAAGCGACGGAGACAATAGAGGGTTCCGTCGCTGGCCTGAAATCCGCGTTTCAGAATTTGCTAGTTGGATTTGGGAGGGCGGACGCCGACATTGGGTCACTCATAGGCTCGGTCGTAGAACAGTTCACGCACGTGATGGACAATATCGCGCCTGTTATAAAAAATATAGTTTCTGCACTCCCGGAAGCGTTCATGGGTCTAGCTGGAGCGATAGGTGAGATATTGCCGGACGTGATAGCGACTGCGACGGGTCTGTTTGAAAGTGTTCTCGAGGTAGTAGTTGGTCTTATGCCAACAATAATCCCGGCAGTCGTCGACGGTGTGAATGCCATGCTTGAAGCGGTGATTGATAGCTTGCCGGACATGGTGGCGTCTGGCGTAGAAATGATAGTATCCCTAGTGAATGGGGTTAGTGGTGCCTTGCCGAAACTGGTTCCGATGGCGGTGAAAGCGGTTATGACGATAGTGCAAGGGTTGTCCGACAGCTTACCGGAGATTTTGGAAGCGGGGCTTTCGCTTGTTACAGGGCTTGTGGATGGTATCATTGAGGCCCTCCCGGTGCTAATAGACGCGCTGCCGGACATTATAGAATCACTTGTTGAATATCTTGTGGACGCTATCCCGGACTTGATACAAGCGGCAATATCGCTAGTAGAGGGCATAGTAAAAGCACTCCCTAAAATCATCCAAGCTCTTATAGACGCGCTCCCGAAAATCATAAAAGGCATAGTAGACGCGTTGCCGGTGCTTATACCCGCGCTTGTGGACGGCACGATAAAGCTAATAGCGGCGCTTTTGTCAAACACCGCGCAGATTGTGGGGGCTATCCTTGCGGCGTTGCCTGACATACTACAGGCGGTCTGGGGCGGGGTGGTTTCTATCCTACAAGGGCTAGGGAACGTATTAGTCACGCTATTCAAAGGTGACGAAGCAGAGCGCGAAGCGAAGGCCCAGGCAAAGGCGGCGCAAAAGGCGGCAAACGAAGCTATCAAAGAGGAGCAGGCGGCGGCGCGTGAAGAGGAAAAAGCGCGGCGCGCGGCTGAGCGGGCGGAGGACTGGCAGGAGTTCAAAGACTTTTGGCAGGGAGTGGCAAGTAGTGTTACCGAGTGGCTTGGCGGTGTCTGGGACAAGCTCGGCGAGTGGTTCGCGTCGTTGCCGGGGCGGCTTAGAGAAGCGGCGGCGGCGGCGCGCGAGTGGCTTGAGAACTTACCCAGTGCGATAGGTCACGCGCTGGGGAAAGCGGCGCGCCCGGTTGCCGCCTTTGTAACTAAGGATGTCCCTGAATTCTTTAAGGCCCTAGCAGAATCGATAGAAAGATTTTTCACGGAAACAATACCGGAGGCGTGGGATAGATTTACCGAGTGGGTAAAAGGTATCCCCGCGTGGGCGGCGGAGAAAATAGCAGAAGTCGGCGCATGGATAGAAGAAGTATTTGAGAAAATCCGGGCACTATTCACCGAAAAGATACCGGAGGCGTGGAACAATTTCTCCGAAGGCGTAAAGAAAGCCTTTAGCGATATGTGGGAGTCGATAAAAGGCTTTTTCACAACCATAGGCACGGCGGTAAAAGAATTTTTCACCGTGACGGTGAAAAATGCGTGGAGCGAGTTTACGGCATGGCTTAAGGGCTTGCCGGAGCAGATTAAAGCGAACTGGGACATGCTAGTTACGAAAGTTAAGGCGTGGTGGCAAGAGCTGTGGGCATGGATTAAGTCGCTACCGGGTCAGATGGTGCAAGCGGGTAAAGACCTTATTACTGGACTGTGGGACGGCATTTCATCAATGGCGACATGGCTAAAAGCAAAAATAACAGAGTTTGCGAATGGGATAGTGGCCGGGTTCAAAGAGGGGTTTGACGAGCATTCCCCTTCCAAAAAGACGGCAGAAATAGGTAAATTTCTATCTCAAGGCCTTGGAATAGGTTTTGTGGATGAGATGGAAAAAGTATCTAAAGACATGCTAGCGGCGGTCCCGCTTAGCTTTAGCGCTGAATACAACCATNNCGACAGCGGCAACCACGCAAATCACAAACAATATTTCGCTCGGAGGCGTGACGGTGCGCGAAGATGCGGACATTAACAAGATAGCAAGCGAGCTATATAGAAAACAGGTCATAGCCATGCGCCGGGCGGGGGTGGTGAGCATATGATAGGCGGATTTACCTATAGGGGTATACATAGCAGTACATACGGCGTGACGTGCTCAGCTAACAGCAGGGTGCTTATGCCGCAAAAAAATGTATCACAAATTAGGATACCGGGGAAAAGCGGTGCCTATACGCAGACAGATGACACATGGGGCACTAGACAAGAAACAATCTCTTGCGACTGGGGTAACCCCGGGGGCATAAGCACACCGCACCTAATACGCGAGATAGCCGGATGGCTTGGGTATCCGGGGGAGCTAGTCTTCGACTCGGAGCCTGACAAGCGGTACCGGGGGCGCATAGTATCAGCGCCACCGGTTGAGGGTGACTTAGCAATTGGAGGGTTTGACATAGTTTTCGAAGCTAGCGACCCGCCTTTTGCATACGAGCCCGCCACATCGCAGACATTCACCGTGACAGACCAGACCCCTATACCGCTTAGCTTGGGGGGCACAGTAAAAACGCCGGTTCGGATAACGATAACGAATACCGGCACTACGACAATCGGAACGCTCGTAATAGAGCGCAAATCAGCATAAGGAGAAAAAATATGCCTGCTTCAAACTACGTAAAATCTGGAATAATCGATTTTTGGCTTAGAAATCAGCTTGTTTCCCAACCGACCCTATGCTATGTGGCACTGTACGCGACAGCACCGACAGGGTCAGACACTGGCATAGAAATCAGCGGCGGCGGGTATGCCCGACAACCGGTTACATTTAGCTCCACAGTGATTGACGGCAACTATGGAGTCACGCAGAACACGAACATCATTAATTTTCCACAACTCACCGCGAACGTTGGGACGGCGACTTATATCGCTTTGCGGGACGCGGAAACCGGTGGAAACCTCATAGCTTATGCTCAGCTTCCTGCGTCTTTACAGCTGAATGCGGGGTATCAGCCATATATTTCCGTGGGAGATTTACGGGTGCAAGTAAACTAATCGGGAGGGAGCGCATGAACGGAGATATAATAATCTCGTGCACGGTGAAAATGCGACCGTCTGACGATGGAGCCGGGGGCAAAACCGCCCAAGGCGAGAACCAAGGGACAAGCGACGGCGAGGAGGTCCCATGTTCAACAAAACATACTATGACAAAACACTGTACGACAGACTCTTAAGCGTTGCGATAAACACCACGGTAACAGACAGAATCTGGGTTGAGTTTTACAATACCAGAATCATGATGAAACAGATGCTTTCTGCGGAGCCTGCTATATCTATGGATATGGCAGGCACAATAGTGCATGCAAGAGTACCGGCGGCACCGGAACCGATAGAGCTTGGTGCAGACATACAGCAGGATGGGATACAATGCCGGGCCCATGTTATAAATAGCGGCGTCGATATGTCCATGGACATGTACGGCGACACTACGGCGAGCATATTTATATCTTGTATAGTAGAGCTTGCAGGACCAGATATAATAGGTGCGGACATGTCGTCAAGGATACCGATACAATCAGGTGCGATAGACATTTCAATAGGAGAAGAATCAAGCCTTGCTATAGCACAGCCGATTGGGTCCGTTCTGCTAGATATCCTCACAGAAATGGAGTCAGAATATCACGCTACAGTTATGATCCCGCCGGTGACCGTAAACACTTCCATAGAAATGAGCGTTGCACCGATTCGCCAAATGGACAGCGAGTCTTTAACATTGCAACAGGTTAATCTCCGTCCCGGCGGGACGATTGAAATCGACACGGGGACGCTTGACGTACTGCGAAATGGAGCCCCGGACGTAACATCCGTCACGACACAAAGCACATTTTTCAAGCTTATACCGGGTACAGAAAATCTGATTTACTTCAGAGATAACGCGAGCGCGCGAAATTTAACGATTAATTTCGTTTATGAAAATTGGTGGTTGTGATGAAAAGTGTCGCAGTGATTGACGGGATTAGCGGTGACAAAATCTGCTTTCTTGACAACGCATTTTCTGTGGGATACACAAAAGTGCTCAACTCCCTATGGACAGCAAGATTCACATTGCCATACAGCGACCCCAAAAATCAGTATTGCATATATCCGAACGCGGTCGACATATGGGACGGGGACGCGCACATTGGGGTATTCCGTATAAGCCCTATTTCGATGACGCGCACGGGCGGGGAAGACGTCTACACATACGATTGCGAGCATGTGCTTGGGAAACTTCTAGACACTGTGATGCCCGGATGGGTCGAGGCCGGAGGGTACGGAGTAGACACGGAAACCGTCATAAGCGACATATTGGCACTACAGCCGGGCGGCGAGTTTGCCCCAATGCGATGGCATTATCTAGGCGGCAACTTCTCCCATGCGTATCAGTACGGATGGGAGAACGAGAATCTTTTATCTGCGCTTTTATCGGTGCCGAAGCCTTTCGCTGAGGAGTATATCTGGGCATGGGACACAAGCGGGTATGGGAACGACCTATTTCTATTTGAGCTATCCGGCGAGGTCAAGGCAGAGATTCGGTATGAAAAAAATATGTCTGGCGTGACAAAAACGGTTGATTACTCGCAGATTTGCACCCGGCTATATGCGTATGGATACGGCGAGGGCGTGAACACTCTTGGAATATCGGCATACACCGAAGGGGGCGTTCCTTACCTTGACAGCCCAAACACGGATAGATACGGAGTCGTAAGCCGCGTTTGGAAAGATGAGCGGTACCAAGTCGACGAGTCGTTGTTTGAAGCGGCGAAAGAGATACTCAAGAAGTACGAAAACCCAATTGTTACGTACTCTTTTAGTTCTGCACAAATAGGTGCGCTAAAAGAGGTTGACGTAGGGGACGCAGTGCGCGTGGTAGATGGGGAAGACGGCATAGACATAATCACACGCGTAATAGAAATATCAAAAACGGATGTTATTGGCGCACCTGATGAAATGACCGTTACACTAGGAAATATCTCCGATGGGGCGGACAGCTCGGCGGCGGCACTTGCGGAAAAGCAAAAAATAGAAGAGTTATACAGTCAGGGCGCTACTTCTCTTTTTGCGGACAGTATGGCAGATAATGCAGACCCCGAGCACCCCGCGCGGATGAGGTTTTATATTCCGGAAAATGCGGTGCACGTGAATAGCGTGATACTATCGGCGAATGCCGCACCTTTTCGCGCATACTCTCGGTCCACTTATGGCGGTGGGGCGAGGAGCGTCACGACACAGGAGGGCGGCGGTGGCTCATACACCACCACGCAAAGCACTGCATACACAGTGAGGACCTCAGGGAGCGGGAGCATAGCCGGGGCGACAGGGCGGACAGGTGGCGGGAGCGCTACTGCATCGACAAAAGCGGCGGAAACCGTGACGACGTCATCCAGTTCAGGTGGAAACGCCACGACCTCGACATACTCACATGGGGAGACGCAAACCGGGAGCGCGGTGCTTTATGCCGCATGGGGGAGCTACGCAACTGGAACAAGCGGCGTCACAGACAATCACTCACATGCGGTGGGGTATCCACAGCATACGCACTATATCGTGTCCGGCACGTTCTCACACTCGCACACGGTCGCGGTGGCAAGCCATACGCACACGGTGACAGTAGGGGCCCACTCGCACACATACTCCTTGCTGGAGCACGATCACAGTGTGACAGTGGGCTCCCATGAGCACGATGTCACTATATCCGCACACACGCACACTATAGCACTGACTCAACACTCACACACTTTTTCACTACCAGACCATACGCATGATATACAGTACGGCATATATACAAGCACTACAGCGAGCACACTGACACTTTATGTGGACGGGCGGTCCCTCGGGGAATTTGGGCAATCAATCGACAGCGTGGACATAGTCGAGTACATGGACAGCGCAGGCGGCAAAGTGTCGCGCGGGTGGCACACGTGCGAGATAAAGCCGGACACGCTTAGCCGCGTGGAAGCGAACATATCTGTACAGCTTTTTGCGAATGCAAGGTCAGGAGGACAATACTGATGGACCCTCTTTTTGAAATGTGGGCGCCGATGAAAGACAGCCCAGTAATCTATTTGTCGCAACCCGCTACAGCACAAGACACGGAGATTTATAGCACACTAGCGGGTATTTTTCAGCCCGTAGATTTGCCCTTGCCTCTTACACTGGGCATAAATGGGGTGACCACAGAGACGGTCATGATAACAGCGGTTTCCCCGCTGGACGATGAGTTGACCGTGACACGTGGCGTGATAGGACCGGCGACGGCATGGCCAGCGGGTACGCTATGCGCGCGAGTCTTCACTTCGCTTGACTTGGACCACATCCAGGCGAATATCTTGACTCTAGAGGCGGGTATAAACGAAGATTCTGGGAATCTTCAAGAAGAAATAGACAACCTGGGGAGTACCTTTTGGCGGCGCGATACGCTTTCCCCGGTCGTGAAAAATATAGCAGTGTACACGTCTTTGCCGCCTAACCCGACAGACGGCAAGGTACAAGTCATATCATATACAGCATTTAACACTAGCGGGTCTCAGCTGAGCTCCTCCGCGCAACTGCTACCGGTCACAGCTGATCAGCAGGGGATAGTAACACCGTCCATGAAAGCCGCTTGGGATGGTGCGGTTACAGGGCTTGCTAGTGAGGTGACCCGGGCGCAGGACGCAGAATCCGATATTTATACAATGCTATCTGATGAAATCCTATCAAGACAACAGGCGATTGGACAGCAGGTCCCCCGCGCTTGGTCAAGCACCCTAATGACAGATTTATCTATCATGCCTTCAGAGACCACGATATTTCTGGGACCTAGCATACTGGACACTAGCACTGGCAACATAAACACTATTTACGCCTCCTTACCCCTAGCGAGCGATACGGCGGCGGGGCTTATGTCCAAAGAGGACAAATCGGCGTTAGAAGAGGTAGTAGCGGATATTCAGGGGCTACAAGAATCTGGAGGCAAGTGGCTCGGGAGCTTTACGACTAAAGCGGCGCTAGACGCTTTTACCCTGCCGGGGAATGCGGCGGCGGGCGACATCGCAACGGTGGAAGAGGACGAAACGCAGGGGGGCGCAACGACTCAGTACAGACTAATAGGCGAGCCGCTGGCGTGGCAATTTGATATGATAAAGACAATTGCGCCGGTTGCGACAGCTACAAACTCGAGCAAGGGCATAGTTCAGGGGCAAGATAGCGCGGGCAAGGTTTATGTAGAATCTGACGGGACAATGTCGCTTGTGGGATATGACGCGCTTGCTAGCGGGGTTAGTACAAACGCATCGGCGATTACAAGCCTTGGCGAATCGACAACGACAGCACTAGCAGGAAAAGCCGATGCCAGTGAGCTTACAAGTCACATTGAAAACAGCGTGGCACATATCACGGCGGCGGAGCGTACGGCGTGGAATGCAAAACTATCTGGTTTTACTGCGGTTACAAGTGGGGCGCTTCTAGGGGTGTCTACGCTGGACCAACTCACAGCAAGACTTAACGCGATTTTTTCCGGCTCATATGCCATTGGCGGGATAAACGTATCATAATAGGGGGTGAAGATTTGCCACTTACAGAAGGCGGGGTCGACCTGCTAACGCAGATTGAGTTTGGTGGCACNNCATACGAATATCAGAGCGGGCTTACGGGCTATGCGTTTGGAGGAGAAGAAAAGCTTGCCACCGCTTGCACGGCGGTGACATCGGGCGGGTATCCATATGTATGGCAGACTGTTGAAACCGAAAATATTCGCAAAGCGGGCACTACAATGACATTTCAGAAGGTTGGGTACCGACCGCGCTCAGTTACTCGCATATGGCAAGGTGACACCGCTGGGGTGTACTATATCAACTCTTTTTCGGATGGAGAGGTTTGGGTGTCTGGCTCATACTACGCACGAACAGGGACACAAATATCATAC